ACCAAATAAGGGAAGCGTTAGATGAATTATCATCTTACCAACCACACGAACACGCTGGACGCACAGTCGTCACTGATGGCGGTGATAACGGGGGCGATGCAAACGCTGAAGCCGCCGCCACGTCTAAGCGTGGGCGAGTGGGCAGACCGCGAAAGGCGTCTGTCATCGGAAGCTAGTGCAGCCGCCGGTCGATGGATCACTTCAAGGGCTGAATATCAGCGCGGCATTATGGATGCCATTAGCGATCCGACTTTGCGTGACATTGTGGTTATGGCTGGCGCACAGGTCGGCAAGACCGAAATGCTGTTGAACGTCATCGGTTTCCACATCCATCACGATCCTGCGCCAATCCTGCTTGTGCAGCCAACGCTTGAAATGGCACAGGCGTTTTCTAAAGACCGTCTCGCGCCAATGCTGCGTGATACACCGGCTTTGAAATACAAAGTCAAAGACCCACGCAGCCGCGATGCAAATAACACCACAACCCACAAAGTGTTCACTGGCGGTCATATCAGCTTGGTCGGGTCGAATAGTGCGGCTGGGCTGGCTTCAAGGCCAATCCGAATTGTTTTATGCGATGAGGTTGATCGCTTTCCGGTTTCAGCCGGTTCTGAGGGTTCGCCTATCTTGCTGGCAAGAAAACGGTCAGCCACGTTTCACAATCGAAAGATGGTGATGGTCAGCACGCCGACCAACAAAGGCGCGTCAATGATTGAAAGCCAATATGAAGAAAGCGACAAGCGACAATATTTTGTGCCTTGTGAAGATTGCGGCACAGTGCAGACGTTGAAATGGAAACAGGTGCAGTGGGAAAAAGACCGACCCGAAACAGCTTGTTACGTTTGCGAAAGCTGCGGCAGTGTTTGGGATGATCCAAAGCGTAATCGGTCTGTTCGCAAGGGGCAATGGGTGGCAACTGCCGATTTTACCGGCGTTGCCGGTTTTCATATCAACGGCATTTACAGCCCTTGGACGGTAATGGCTGACGCGGTGCGCGATTTTCTTGTCGCAAAGAAATCAGCCGACACGCTGCGCGTTTTTGTAAATACATTTTTAGCCGAAACCTTTGAAGATAAAGGTGAAACCGTTGGGGAAATAGATTTTCGGGATCGGGAGCAAGATTGGTCTGGAACCATTCCAGATGATGTTGTTGTCATTACTGCTGGCATTGATGTGCAAGATAGCTATTTGGCTGTTGAGGTTATAGGATGGGGGCGTGATGAGTGCAGTTTTTCCCTTGAATGGCTGACCTTATACGGCGACCCGTCAACGCCACATCTGTGGAATGATCTGGATAACATCCTAAAAGCAGCATACACGACCGAAAGCGGGCGGCAGCTAGGGATTAGGGCAGCGTGCATCGATAGTGGCGGTCACTACACGCAAGCGGTCTATAACTTTGTTCGGCCACGCGAAGGTCGGCGCATATTTGCCATTAAGGGTATGGGCGGGGAACAGCGGCCATTGGTATCCAGACCGACAAAAAACAACATTGGCAAGATTAAATTGTTTGCCGTTGGCACTTTTCCAATCAAGGAATTGATTTTTTCCAGATTGCGCGTACAATCTGAGGGTGCGGGTTATTGTCATTTTCCGGCGGGGCGTTCTGACGAATATTATCAGCAATTAGCAAATTCTGAGAAAATCGTCACAAAGTATCAAAAAGGGTTCCCACGCCGCGATTTTGTCAAGACACGCACAAGAAACGAAGCACTTGATTGTAGGGTGTATGCTTATGCCGCGCTGTGCATCTTGTCGCTGAATATCAATGCTGTTGCCGATAGGGTAGTTAATGCGCCAGAACCAGAAACACAACCGCAGCCGCAACAGTCTAATCCACTTGCACGCCGCCCGAAGCAAGGTGGCTTTGTTAATAGCTGGCGGTAAATAATGGCAAACAGATTTGATATTGATGAAGCCCCTGACGGGCAGCAACCAGAAACTATCGTTATTGGTGACTATCTTCTTTGGAAGCGCACCGATTTAGTTGATGATTATCCGCTGGCAACGCATTCGATCGAATATGTTGCGCGGATCACCGGCGGCGGCAGCACTGAAATCAAAGTTGCAGCGCAAGAATTAAACGGCACATATGTTTTTGAGGTGGACAGCGTAACCAGCGCAGCATTTGTTGCTGGCTTTTATCACTGGCAGCTAGAAGTCACAGAAACCGCATCCAGCAATCGCGTAGTTATTGAACGCGGCACATTCACAGCCGTTGAAGATTTGGACGTCAATGGGGCTGACCCGCGCACGCACGCTGAAATAATGATCGGCAAGATTGAAAGCATCTTGCAAGGCAAGGCTGATGCAGACGTTTCAAGCTATTCGATCAACGGGCGGTCATTGACAAAAATGAGTTTCCAAGACTTGATTGATGCGCGTGACTTTTACCGCAAGGAATATGCCAAAGAACGGCAAAAAGAGCGCGCTTTGGCGGGTGAAACTACCGGCGCAACCATCCTAGTGAGGTTTTAACAATGGGCTTATTTGACTTTTTCAAAGGCAAGCCCCAACCACGCAAGGCGGTTCGGGCGTTTCACGGGGCTGATACTGGCCGACTATTCAGCGATTTTGTAGCAAGCAGCCGGTCGGCAGATAGCGAAATCAAACCATCACTGCGGGTTTTGCGGGATCGTTGCCGCGAAATTAGCCGCAATCACCCATATGCCAAACGCTATTTGCAGATAATGTCAACAAACGTGGTCGGCGCGAATGGCGTGCGGATACAAGTCAGAAAGCGGAATGACGACAATTCACTAGACAGCGTGGGCAACCGGATCATCGAACAAGCGTGGCAAGCGTGGGGTCGGGCTGGTTTTTGCACCGTTGATGGCCGCGTGTCGTGGGTGCAAGCGCAGCGGCTGTTTATGGAAACGCTGGCGCGTGATGGCGAAGTGCTAATTCAAAAGATTAAGAACCCAGCCGGAAACCCATTTGGCTTTTCGTTAAAGTTTCTGGAAGCTGACTATCTTGATGAAGGCTATGACGCACGATTGAACAATGGCAACGAAGTGCGGATGGGTGTCGAGTTAGACCGGCGCACCGGCAAGCCGTTGAATTATTACCTGTTTGAAGATCATCCGCATCACGATCAAGGTTATGGTTCGCGCACAAAGCGGCATCATAAGATTGTTCCAGCCAGCGAGATTATCCACTGCTATTTGCAGGATCGTGCCGGTCAAACGCGGGGGGTGCCGTGGATGAGCAACGTCCTGACCCGTTTGAAGATGCTTGATGGTTACGAAGAAGCCACGCTGGTCAATGCGCGGGTTGCTGCGTCAAAGATGGGCTTTTTCACTAGCCCCGAAGGTGATGGTTTTGTTGGTGACGATTACGACAATCACGCGCCAATAATGTCAGCGGAGCCAGCCACGTTCACACAATTACCGGCTGGAATGTCATTCACCGCCTTTGACCCGCAAAACCCAACTGACAGCTTTGCGGAGTTTGAAAAAGGCATATTGCGCGGGATCGCGTCCGGCCTTGGCGTCAGCTATGTATCGCTGGCGAACAATCTTGAAGGCGTCAGCTATTCATCAATTCGGCAAGGCACAATCGAAGATCGCGACCATTTCAAGATGGTTCAGCAATTTATGATCGATCACTTCATTGATCCGATTTACCGCGCTTGGCTAGAAATGGCTATTACTGTTGGCCGCGTCAGCTTGCCAATGGGCAAGTTTGACCTGTTTGCCGATCAAGTGATTTACCGGCCACGCGGCTTTGCGTGGGTCGATCCGGCTAAAGAAATCAACGCCAGCGTGACAGCACTGAACAACGGCATCATTAGCTTGCAAGATGTGCATTCGCAATATGGCCGCGATACCGAAGAAATCTTTGAACAGATTAACCGCGAAAATGAACTGGCCGAAAGATACGGCATTGATACCGCTTTTCAGCCTTTCGGCACAAAGGCACCAGTGCCAGCAACCGTTGATGCAGGGCAAGAAGATGGCGACCTATAAAGGCGTTGAAATCAGCCTAAAGCCAACCGAAGGGATGGCAGCCGAAGCGCGTAAATTCAAAAAGTGGCGCGAAGAAGGCAAACAAGGTGGCACTGATGTTGCTGTTGCGCGTGCGACACAACTGGCTAACCGGCAAGAACTATCTGCTGACACAGTGCGCCGAATGCACAGCTTTTTCAGTCGGCACGAAGTTGACAAGCAAGCCGAAGGGTTTAGTGCTGGTGAAGATGGTTATCCGTCAAAAGGTCGCGTTGCGTGGGCAGCGTGGGGCGGTGATGCCGGTCAAACGTGGGCAAGGACAAAAGATGCTGCGCTTGATCGCATTGACGAACGTGGTCTAGATTTAAATGAAGAAATCGCTGATAATGTTGGCGAGATTATAGAAAGGGCTGAACCGATGGATGAGCAAAAGCCAATGGACAGGCACATTCAAAATATTGTTGAAACTGACGATAGCGTGACTATCACGTTCGGCAAATCAGATGACACGCCGCCGGTTGTTGAAACCGCTGGCTATAAAGAAGATCAAGATCGTCTGGATCGCGGTGAACTGGTATTTCGCGCACGCGCTGCGGATATGGTGGAAGAAGATGACCGCCGCGTCAGAATGTCAATTTCAAGCGAAGAACCCGTTGAGCGTTCTTTCGGTTTAGAGGTTTTGCGTCACGATGATGGCGCGGCAGATTTGTCACGATTGAACAGCGGTCACGCACCATTATTGCTGGATCACGATCTGACAAAACAAATTGGCGTTATTGAACGTACCTATTTGGATCAATCCGACCGCAAGTTGCGTTCGGTGGTTCGCTTTGGAAAAAGCGCACTGGCTCAAGAGGTTTATCAAGACGTCAAGGATGGAATTCGGTCGAATGTCTCGATTGGGTATCAAATCCGCACAATGGAAGACAAGAGGGCTGACGGGACGGTTGGCATTTCTTCTTGGTTGCCATACGAAGCTAGTATTGTAAGCGTGCCAGCCGATGCCGGTGTGGGCGTTAATCGCAATGCTGAATTTATCGAACCTACTATCAAGACAGAGGAAAAAGTTATTATGTCTGAAGTAAATCACGATGAAATCCGTGAAGCAGCCGCTGAAGCAGCCAAGCGCGATTTCCAAAAGAATGCCAGCGAGATCATCAATCTTGCTGTTAAACACAACCGCCGCGACTTAGCTGATCAAGCTATCGGTCAAGGCCAGTCTGTTGCACAATTCCGCGCAACATTGCTTGACGCAATCGGCGAAGGCAAGCCACTTGAGCAGTCAGCCGGTGCGGTTGATATGTCAGCCAAAGAAGAGCGTTCATATTCATTTATGAAAGCCGTTCGCGGTCTGGTTAATGGTTCTGGCTTGCAGGGTCTTGAGCGTGAAGTTTCTGAGCAGATTGCAAAGAACAATGGACGCGAAGCACGCGGTTTCTATGCACCAGACAGCTTCTGGGGCGGTCGCCGTGACCTGACTGTTGGCACAGCCACAGCCGGCGGACATTTGGTCGGCACAGATCATCTTGGTGATCAGTTTGTTGACGCACTCCGCGCACGTTTGGTCTTCAGCGAGCTTGGCGCACGCTTTATGACTGGTCTGCGTGGCGATGTTGCTATTCCAAAGCTTGCAACTGGCGTTTCAGCCGGTTTCGTTGCTGAGAATGGTGCAACAGCCGAAGTGAACGCTGTGTTTTCACAGATCACAATGTCACCAAAGTCACTTGGCGCATTTTCAGACGTTTCACGTTTGCTGATGATCCAATCTGATCCATCTGTTGAGCAGATTGTCCGCGATGACCTTTTGAACGCAATCGCACAAAAGATCGAAGACGTTGCAATCGAAGGCGGCGGGTCTAATGAGCCAACAGGCATCATCGGAACAGCCGGTATCGGTTCAGTCGCAATCGGAACAAACGGTGGCGCACTGACTTGGGATGCCATCACCGATCTGGTCAAAGAAGTTGAAGTTGACAACGCTGCGATCAACGGCAATTCACTTGCCTATCTGACCAACCCAAAAGTGAAGTCACATATGGCTTCAACTCCAAAGGTTGCGTCAACTGACAGCGTAATGTTGATGGATGCACCTTGGAATAGCCTTTATGGTTATGACTTGGCAGTGACCAACAACGTGCCGTCCGACTTGACAAAAGGCACACTGACAACTGCATCTGCAATGATCTACGGTGATTTCAGCCAGTTGATGATGGGCTTCTTTAGCACACCAGACATCTTGATCGACCCATACACAGCCGGTTCAACCGGTGCAGTACGCATCCGCGTAATGCAGGAAATGGACTTGGCTGTTCGTCACGCCCAGTCATTCGCTGCGTGTCTCGACATCGATGCCTAACTAAACTAGCGGGGCGGCTCCGGTCGCCCTGCTTTTCCCTTGGGGGCTGATATGAAAATTAAATGCAAACGTAATATCCTAATTGCTGGCAAGGCGCACGAAGTTGGCGATATTGTTGAAGTGGCTGAGAATGTGGGTTTCGATTTGGTCAATACTGGCAAAGTCGAAGTTTATGAAGAAAAGCAGGGCATCACTGATCGGGCAATTGGCCTAACAAAGAAATCAGCGTCCAGCCTTATTAAGCGGAACACAAAGAAAAAATGACAACAAAACTGATCAAAATCACAACGCTAAAAGACTGTCAAGCGGGATCGGTCGGCATTATGCTTGAAGGCGAAGATCACGATGTTCGTGAAGATGAGGCGAACAAGCTGATTGATCGCGGCTATGCAAAGCTATGGTCAGCTAAAAAGGCAAAGCCGGTTGAAGTGGACGCCGACTAATGGCTGTTGAAACCGCAGATGATCGCGCTATATTTTTAAGTGCAGATGATTTTGGAACAACTGTTCTTTATCAAGATTATCTTGGCGGTGTTTCTAATGTTGTTGGCATTTTTGACAACGATTTCATTGAAGTCGATGCAGGCGGCGGTGTTGGTTACGCTTTGCAGCAACCACGTTTTGTTTGCCGCACCGCAGATATGCCAAATGCAAAAGAAAATGAAATTTTAACAATAAATGGATTAGATCATATTATTAGAGTTGTTCAGCCAGATGGCACAGGAATGACAACTGTTGTTGTTGAGGTTCCGCGATAATGGCGCACGTTAGGCAGCAAATTAGAAATCAAGTGATTAGCACTTTGACCGGATTAACAACAACCGGCAGCAATGTTTTTCGCAACCGGATTTTTCCATTGGAGAAAGCAACGCTTCCAGCACTTGTTGTTTTTACCAAATCAGAAACAACCGAATTTGATACAATAACACTGGCAAGATCAGTTAGCAGAATTTTAGAAATATCAATTGAAGCATATGTTTTGACGTTTCAAAACTATGATGAAAAATTAGACACTATTGCGGTTGAGGTTGAAGAAGCCATTGCCGCTGATGTGACGCTTGGTGGTTTGGCAAAAGATGCACAAATTACCACGTTTGAGGCTGATTTTAGCGGCGATGGTGAAACATCTGCGGCTGTTGGCCGATTTACTTTGGTTGTGCAATATCGCACAGCCGAAAATGACGTTGAAACTGCCGTTTAGGAAAAGGAACTTAAAACGATGGCTACTTTTAAAGGAAACGATGGTGTCGTTCTAATCGGCACAGACGTAATGGCTGAAGTGATTAGCTTTTCTGTTGATGAGACCGCTGACACCATTGAAGATACAGTGATGGGCGATACATCAAAGACTTACAAAGCCAGCTTCACAGATTTCACCGCAACTGTTGAAACATATTTCGACGACACTGATACAGCGCAAAACAACGTGACCGCTGGCGATACTGTTGTTCTAAAGTTGCAGATGGAAGGTAATACAACTGGCGACCATCAACTGACTGGTTCAGCGATTGTCACAAGCCGGTCAATCGGTGTAACATCTGACGGTATTAACACCGCCACCTATTCGCTGCAAGGCACTGGTGGCCTAACTGAAACTGTTGTTTAAAGGGTAAATTATGGGCTTGGGAGAACAGATCGCCGCAAGGCGTAACCGCGACCGCAAGGTCATTCGGGTTGATGAGTGGGGCGAAGATGGGCAACCTTTTGTTATTTATTCTGGCTCAATTACCGCCGGAGACATTGACAAGCTGCAAAGAAAGCACAAAGACTTTCTGAACAATATGACGATTAGCGGAATGGTTGATCTAATTATTACCAAAGCTGAAGATGCCGATGGCAAACGATTGTTCACCATTGAAGATAAAATGTTTTTGATGGGTGATAGCGTGGCCTTGATTGCTGATATTGCTGGGCAGATGTTTGGCGATGTTGAAAGCGTTGGGGATGCGGAAAAAAACTAAAGGGCGACCCGTTGAGGCTAAATATGCTGGCCTTGGCGGATCGCCTTCACAAGACACAAGCCGAAATTGAAGAATTGACGCTAACAGAACTGAATGAATGGTTCGCATATTTCAAGGTGATCGAAGATGGCAAATCAAAATCTTAATTTTACCATCACCGCGAAAGACTTTACACGCGGCACGTTCAAGAAGTTAAACCAATCGCTTGGCCTTGTTCGCAAAGCACTATTCAATTTCAAGGTCGGTTTGACTGCCGTTGCTGGGGCGGCTGGTATTGGCTTGCTGGTCAAATCATCACTGCAAAGCATAGACACGCTGGGCAAGACAGCGCAAAAGCTGGGCGTAACCAGTCAAGCACTGCAAAAGCTGCGATATGCGTCTAATCTAGCTGGTGTAGAAACGCGCACAGTCGATATGGCGGTGCAACGCTTCACGCGGCGTCTGTCTGAAGCTGCAAACGGCACTGGCGAAGCTAAAGATGCTTTGAAAGAACTTGGCCTAAATGCCAAAGAACTAGCCAAACAGCCACTTGATAAGCAAATGCTAAAGCTGGCTGATGCGTTTGATAACGTGCAAAGCAGCGGCGATAAAGTGCGTCTGGCGTTTAAGCTGTTCGACAGTGAAGGCGTGGCGTTTGTAAACACGCTGGAAGGCGGCAGCGCAGCCCTGCAACAGATGTTCCAAGATGCCGAAGGGCTGGGCTTCATATTGTCGTCAAGCGCAGTCAAGGGCGTTGAAGAAGCCAACGATGCAATGATGAAGTTGGGAACAATGTTTGGCGGCGTGCGCGATCAATTGGTTGCAGCGTTAGCACCGGCATTGCGTGTAATTGTTGATCTGATGCGAAACAAACTTGTTAAAGCTATTGAAACCGCTGGCGGGATCAAAAAGTTTGCAAAGGAATTGGCAATAGGTGTCATTAATCTGGTTGAAAGCATAGCAAAAGCCATTTATCGTTTTGCGGTTCAATCACAGCGCGTCATTTTTGGATTGGTTGATGCTGCGGCGGTTCTGTCATCTGTCTTTGCTAGAGATTTTGCTGATAGCATTGCAAAGTTTTCACGCAGTTTTGACAGGCTGGACAAAACATTAAACGTGTCTCTGTTTGAAGACTTGCGTCAGGCTGTTCGCGGCACTTCAGATGCCGTTGGTTCTTTAAACGGGAATATGGCCGCAGGAAACGAAACAACAAAAACATATCGCAAGCAATTGATGGACTTGGCTGAAAGCGCAAAAGACGTGCAAAAGAATATGGAAAGCGCAGCGGTGCGTGGGATCAAGTCGCTAGAAGATGCGCTTGTTGATGTAACTATGGGAACCGCCAGCGCAAAAGATGCGTTTAAGTCAATGGCGCGGTCTATTATTAGCGATCTGATCCGCATCCAAATTCAGCAAAGCATCACTGCGCCTTTGGCGTCTGCAATGGGCGGCGGCACTGGCGATATTGTCAGCAGCATTGGTTCATTCTTTGGATTTGGAGGCGGTAAAGCAATTGGCGGTGCAGTGCGTGGCGGTCAGTCTTATATGGTCGGGGAGCGTGGCGCAGAAATGTTCGTCCCAAACCAAAGCGGCAGTATTGTGCCAAATAACAAGCTTGGCGGTGGTCAAGTCACTGTCAACCAGACCATCAACCTGTCAACGGGCGTTTCTCAAACAGTGCGCGCTGAAGTAATGAATATGTTGCCGCAAATCAGCGAAGCCGCAAAAAGCGCGGTTTTGGATGCAAGACAACGCGGTGGTTCATTTGCTAGTGCGTTTGGGGGTTAATTATGGCTATAACCTATCCGCTTGCATTCCCAACGCATACGGGCGTTTCTGGCGTTAATTTAGTTGCGCGTAACGTCATCGGCTTGACATCATCTCCGTTTACGCTTGCAACGCAAGTGCATAAATTTCAGGGTGCGAGGTGGGAAGCTGATATTTCATTGCCATTAATGAAACGCGAAGATGCCGAAGTTTGGATTGCGTTTTTTATGAAGCTTTATGGCTCTATTGGATCATTCTTGCTTGGTGATCCTAATGGTGCAACGCCACGCGGATCAGCGGCTACAGCGGCCGGCACACCGGTTGTCAATGGCGCAAGCCAAACTGGTAACGAATTGGCTGTTGATGGGCTTCCCACGTCTGCTACGGGCTATCTAAAGGCGGGTGACTATATCCAGCTTGGCAGCGGATCAACGGCGCAACTTTATAAGGTTCTAGACGATGTTGATAGCAATGCGTCTGGTGAAGCAACTATAACACTGTGGCCGGATTTGCGATCATCCCCGTCTGATGGAGCCGCCATTGTGGTTTCTAACGCAAAAGGAGTGTTTCAATTATCAACGTCAATAACAAACTGGCAAATAAACAACGCCGGTTTTTATCAAATGTCATTTGGCGCGGTTGAAAAATTATGAGCCGGTCATTAGGCACAGATTTTACAAACAGTTTATCAGCGGCTTCTTTGCAGCCGTTTTTTGCTGTGCATTTGGCTTTTGATGGTGGTGATGTTCGTATTTGGACAGGTTTCGGCACGATTTCATTTGGCGGCGAAGATTATGATGGCGGCGGGGATATGCTTGCTATTAGTGATATTGATGAAACCAGCGAAATCCGCGCAACCGGAATAAATGTATTGTTATCTGGTTTGCCATCATCACTTGTTTCGGCTGCGTTGACTGAAAGTTATCAAAACAGGCCAATGACATTATATTTTGGCACATTAGATAATGCCGGATTAATAAACGATGATCCATATGTTGTCTTTAAAGGGCAAATGGATCAAATGTCAATTCAAGAAAGCGGAGAAACTGCTTCGATTGTTATAAGCTGTGAAAGTCGTTTAATTGATCTGGAGATTGCAAGAACGAGGCGATACACAAGTGAAGACCAGAAAATAGATTACCCAAATGATCAAGGATTGGAGCTTATAGCAGACTTGCAAGACAAACAAATCGTTTGGGGTAAAAAGTAATGAGTTGGTTTTCAAAGTTTGTTGGCGGTGTCAAGAAAGCTGTTAAAAATCCAGCAACCTTGATCACTGCCGCTGTTTATGTGGCAACAGGCAATTATGTTATGGCGGCAGTGACAATAGCTGCCGCAGGCGCATCTGTTGCGCTTGCCCCAAAACCGGATGTGCCGAACTATAGCGATTACACGGCTGAGTCGCAAGATCGCACACAAATGATCAAACAGCCGATTGTGCCGCGCCGTTTTGTTTATGGTGAAACGCGAATTTCTGGCGTTCTTGGGCATATGGAAAGCACCAACAATGATTTGTATTTGCATATGGTCATTTTGCTGGCATCCCACGAAATCAATAGTTTCCAAACAATATATTTAAATGATGAGGCTCTAACGCTTGATGGCAGTGGCAACGTAACCAGCCCATCACGCTATAATGGAAAAGTTCGGGTTAAACTGCACACGGGAAACAGCACACAAACAGCCGACAGCGATTTGGTTTCTGAAAGCGCAGTTTGGACAAATAATCACCGGCTGCAAGGCATCGCATATATGTATGTGCGGCTTGAATTTGATAATGACGTTTTCCCGACTGGCATTCCTAATTTTAGCGCAAAGGTTCGCGGCAAAGAACTTTATGATCCGCGCACCGGCACAACTTACTATTCAGCAAACCCAGCCCTTGCGATCCGCGATTATTTATCAAACAGCACATATGGATTTGCGGCTGATCCGGCTGAAATAAACGACACAGAAATATCTGCGGCGGCAAATATTTGCGATCAAAGCGTTGCACTTTCTGGCGGTGGATCAGAAAGCAGATATGAAATTAATGGCACATTCACAACTGGAAATGCACCAAAGCGCATTTTGCGAGAAATGATCACAAGTTGCGGTGGTATTGTTTCATATGTGAATGGCAAATTTACAATAAAGGTTGCTGCATATCGTTCGCCATCAATAACTTTAAATGAAAATGATATTGTCAGCACAATTTCAATTCAAACAAAGCGCAGTAAGCGTGATAATTATAATGCAGTAAAAGGCGTTTTTTCACCGCCAGAAACAAATTATATTCCAACAGATTATCCGGTTTTAACAAGCGTCACGTTTGAAGCTGAAGATGGCAATTTGCGTAAATTTTTAGACTATAATTTGCCATACACAACAAGCAGTGCAATGGCGCAACGGCTGGCAAAAATTGCCCTTTACCGAAACCGACAGCAAGTAACAATGTCAATGAATTGCACGATGAAAGCGTTTGACATTTCCGTTGGTGATACAGTGCAAATTGACAATAATCGTCTGGGCTTTTCTGGCAAAATATTTGAAGTTGTTGAATGGTCATCTGGAATTAGCGATGATGATAATGGAATGCCAGTAATTAATGTTTCACTATTTTTGCGGGAAACAAACAGTGCGGTTTATGATTGGAACGCTGACGAAAAAGTTTTTACTCTAGACAACACAAATCTGCCAAACCCATTTAATATATCAGCGCCAACAATTACAGCTTCAGATGATTTGCAAACATACAACCAACAATCTGTTTCTGTGCTGATTGCTGATGTTACGGCTACATCGGCATTTCACCAGCAATTCGAGGTTGAAGCAAAATTGACCACAGATGCTAATTTCACAAATTTAGGAATTGGTTCTGGAACTAGGTTTACACTTGTCAATGTGCAAGCTGGGGCAACTTATGATGTGCGTGCAAGATCAATTAGCGGGCTTGGCGTTAGGTCAGCTTGGACAAACACAACTCATTTTGTGACTGGCAGCGCGGTTGCTCCGTCAGATGTCACCGATTTTAGCGTCAATATTGTCGGGCAGCAAGCCGATCTGAAATGGACAGCTATTCCAGATGGTGACTTGTCGCATTACATTATTCGTCACTCGCCATTAACCATTGGCGCGACATTTAACAATAGCCGCACATTGGTCAAAAAGGTTTCACGACCAGCTAGCACAATCACAGTGCCAGCCCTTACCGGCACATATTCGATCAAGGCGGTCGATAAGTTTGGCAAGGTTTCACCAACAGAAGGCAGCAGCATTGCGTTGGTTGACAGCATTCAAGGCTTCAATCCTGCCGCCAATGCGACAGAACACACTGCTTTTGCAGGATCAAAAACAGATGTGATCGTGGTTAATAACAAACTGCAATTGGATACCGCTGATCTTTTTGATAGCGCAGCGGGCAACTTTGATGCTGCCGGTGGTTTATTTGATGGCGGCGGGGGTTTGATTGCAGCAAGTGGAACATATGATTTTGCCAACATCATTGATCTTGGCGCGGTCTATACGGGGCAAGCCAGTGCAACGATGAAGCTGACCCAGCTATCACAGCACACCGGCACACCGGCATCTGCGACCACTGACGTTGATTTATACGTTAGCAGCACGCAAGATGATCCCGCTGGAACGCCAACTTGGACAGCTTACCGGCCATTTGTGGTGGGTTCTTATACTGCACGCGGCTATCGTTTCCGCGCCGTATTAGAGACCACTGACAGCTTTGAGACACCAGCTATTGAAGAACTGACTGCGGAAATCAAATTGCCGACCCGTACCGAAAGCGATAATGACATCCAAAGCGGTGCTGGCGCAAAGGCAATCACATTTACAACGCCGTTTAAAACGCTGTTGGCGGTGTCGATTTCGGTTGGGGATATGCAGTCGGGCGATTATTATGGTATAACTAGCAAATCAGCAACGGGTTTCACGATCACGTTTTATGATAGCGGGGCAAACCCAGTGGATCGCTTATTTGATTACGTTGCAACGGGGTTTTAGATGGCACAGCACGACTATACAATTGCAAATCAGACGTTTCCGGCAACGCGCACAGACCTAAACAACGCGCTTGCGGCCACTGTGACGCAAAACAGCGGGGCGACTGCGCCAAGCACGACTTATGCCTATATGCTTTGGTATGATACCAGCACAAACAAACTAAAGCAGCGCAACGCAAATGATGATGCGTGGATTGATCTGTTTGATGTGGATCAAGTCGCTGATACGGCTGCGCCATCAACAGGCGGTGCTGGTGGCGGCGGTGCATATTTCCAAGGGGAAAACGGTGCGACCGGCGACCTAACAAACGGCAAGGGTGACATTTTCCGCGTACACGAACAGCAATTAGATACAGATGTGACGATTGCGGCTGGCGACAATGCTGGCGCGTTTTTTAGTTTAACAGTGGCGACCGGCGTAACGCTGACAGTCAACGGCAATTTGGTGGTGGCGTAATGGGAACTTTAAAGGTTGATACAGTCGTTGGATCAGATGGCACAAGTCCTGTTGAGTTGACTAAGCAGAGTGCGGCGAAGGTACTTTATGCCTTTGACCAAACAGGCGGTCACTATGGATTGAATACTGCAAGTTCAGAAAACCTAAACGTATCAAGCACAGCAGACCACGCAGTAGGTTCAACGAAACCAAGCTTCACTAATAATATGGCAACAAACGAATACATTGTGCCAACTGGCGCACACCATATGCCTGACCCAAGTGGGACTTACACTAACGCTAGATGGGCAACAGCGCACACTTTATCAACAAGCGGTTTGGGTCTTTTAACTTGCTATAGTTACACAGGCTTTCAGGATAACTGGCATTGCTGTACGGCGCACGGAGAGTTAGCATAAAATGAGTGAGATAAAAGTAGACAACCTCACCGGCAAGGCTTCCGCTGGTGACATCACAGTGACAAGTGAAGGCGGTGCGGCAACGCAAAGTTTGCAGCAGGGTTTGGCGAAGGCTTGGCTTAATCTTGATGGCACTGGCACTATTGCACAAAGGGATAGCCTAAATCATTCTTCAACCACAGATAACACAACAGGA